GGGCTATGTCTAGCATTACAAAGATGTTCTAATCTACGTTGATTAGGCTCTTGAATAGATTGTCCAATGTAGCACTTACCAGTTTCTTTTTGTGTCCATTTATATATGTGCATTATGTATTATCCGCCTTAGGTCTAAGTGCTTTAGAAAGACTCTGACGTTCTTGAACTGTCTCGCCACTAATTTGACTAGTGTTAGTATTATTAATAAACGACGATTTTTGTGTTTGTCTTTCTAATGTATTGCTTAGTGACATTCTAATATCATCGTTAACTTTAACCCAACGTTGTCCGTCATAACGGAACATTCTGTTGGGTAAAAAGTCAGTTCGTAGAAAGTAATCGCCGCCTTCATTATTTCTAGGAAACTGTATACCAAATCCAAACGGAGCACCGTTTGGTGCAGCATCGCCTGTACCTACTAGATAACCTGTATAACCTTCACGTTCTGGTCTACTTACAATTTCATCTGCATTTCTGTTAATATTACTTGCATCAATTTCGTCGTTGTCTGCTGTTTGTAATGAAACACTACCGTCGTCATTTGTACTAACTGTATAATAATGACTAATATCATATCCGCTTTTAGGAGCATCTGATTCTGCTTGTGCAACAACAGCGTTTGAAATTTGCATTTCTTTTTCGTATGTACTAAGTAGATCACGTAGTGTGTTATCACTGCCTTCTTCTGCAGGCAGATCCATAATCTCTGAGTATTCTTGTCCGTCGTATATTTGCTTTAATTTTAATCGATATAAATGCGGATACCAAGTAGGTGAAAATCCTTCTGCTGCACGGTTAACATCTTCTACAACATAAAACCGTTTAAGTGCAACACTATAATCGTTAAGAGCATACTCGTCTTTTAGGTGCGGCAATTCAATTACATCACCTGGCATAATTTTTCTACCTAATGTTTTAACACTACTATTAATGTGTATAGTTAACATTAGGGTGTCATTACTAAGAAATAATCCAAACTGTGATAAATCAAAGTCAATGTCTTGCACATTATAAATGCCGCGCATACTGTATACGTCTGGATCGTACTTTCTGTCTCTATTTTCTAAAAATAGCAAGTCTTGTATGTTAGTTTCTTTTACAGCATCGTATGTAGGTTGATCAGCTGTGCCTTCACCTTCAGCAGGATTTTCTGCACCAAGAAACTTATGGATGTTAATATCAGTACCGCCAATGGTAAACATTTCATAAACTTGTTTGTCTATAAAATGATAATCATTACCGCGTTCCGGTTTGTATAGTGATAAGCGAGGGATAACCATTCTCCTATTGTTATACATATTTATCGCAACGAATAAATACTAATGGAGAACTTCATATGACACTAGCGACACAAAAACAAGAAGTATACGATTATGTTAACACATTCCTCGGCGGTGGCATGGTTGATGTTGAACTTGATCCTATACACTATCAAACTGGGTTATCAAAGGCGCTAACACGTTATAGACAGCGTACAGAACATTCAGTTGAAGAAAGCTATATGTTTTTAACTACTGTAGTTGACCAAAACGACTATGTGTTGCCAAATGAAGTAATAGAAGTAAGACAAATATTTAGACGCAGCATAGGATCGCGCACGGGCGGCGGCGACGGCGGTAGTTTGTATGAACCATTTAACATGGCCTACACAAACACTTATTTGCTGTCAGGTTCTAAACTAGGCGGACTTGCAACATATGATATGTTTGCACAACATCAAGAACTAGTAGGCAGAATGTTTGGTAGCTTTATTGAATTTAAATGGAGCAGTACTAGCAAAAAGTTAACACTGTTGCAGAGACCGAGAGCAGAAGAAGGACTGATGTTAATGTGTTATAACTATCGTCCAGACAGTGAACTGTTATCAGACTATATGGCTGTACAATGGATCAAAGATTATACACTTGCTAGTTGCAAATACATGCTAGGCGAAGCACGATCAAAGTTTGCTACCATTGCAGGACCACAAGGCGGATCAACTCTCAACGGCGACAGCTTAAAAGCAGAAGCACAGGCCGAAATGGAAAAACTAGAAGTTGAAGTATCAATGGCACAAGCCGGCGGAACTGGCTACGGCTTCACCATAGGCTAATGTTTGCGCTATAATCTAATTATGCTGTAAATACAGCATGACACATAAAGAAGCACACAGAATGTTTTGGATAGTAAAAGGACATTTTGCTAACGAAGTTACAGTTTTACAATCAGCAGACGGATACTTTAAACGAGTATGGGGCAATCACGAAGCCTGTTATCACGAAGAAGGCTTTGAAGAAGCATACCAAAAACTACTTGACAACACCTAATTACTAGTATATACTATATAAAAGTTAGGAGAGTCTTATGAGTAATCCCAAGTTATTAGTAATAGGTCATGGACGTCATGGCAAAGATACTGTGTGCGAAATGCTTCGTGACCACTATGGATACACATTTGAAAGCAGCAGCAAGTTTTGTAGTAAACAATTTATATACAATGATCTAAAGGACAAATATGGATATGCTGATGAGGAAGAGTGTTATGCTGACAGGCATAACCACAGAGCAGAATGGTATGATGCTATCTGCAATTATAATGTTTCTGATGCAGCGACTCTAGGTAGAGAAATGTTTGCTGCCTATGATATCTATTGCGGGCTACGCAACAAACGTGAATTCTTTGCAATGCAAAACACTGGTGTATTTGATTACGCTATTTGGGTTGATCGCAGTATGCACTTAGAAGCTGAATCTAAGGACTCAATGAGCTTAGAACAATGGATGGCCAACTTTACTATTGACAACAACGGTACATTAGAAGACTTAAAGTTTAATTTAGATCAATTAATGAGTCATTTAAAAGTCTGGCGTTAGATCACCTTGGCGCCAGCGCACTCCTTCTTTTTGTAGTGTACGTTGACAGTTTGCACATATAGTCTTTAAGTTATTAGGTCGACAGTTATTTAAATCACCGTCTATATGAAACACATTAAACTGTTCAGGATGCTTTGATTTAAATCCGCATTTTTCACAAACATTTTTCTTTTCATATCCGCGCTGTTTCCAAAGAGGCTCGCCGTGACCTAGACCGTTGCGTAAGCAGCGTTCGCACTTCTTCCTATAATAAGTTTTTCCTTCTTTGCGGTAATTTATTGCCGCAGGGCGATGTCCGCATGTGCATAATGGTCTCATAACACTAATACTTATCAATTCTCTAAGAAGCTCACCTTTTTGGTCCCTTTTTTGTGGCATATTATAGGGTGATTTAGTTACAATGTAATAAATACTGTATAAGAATATTACCATACCATAGGAGAAATAACATGGCATTAGTATCACCAGGCGTAGAAGTTAACGTAATTGACGAAAGTTTCTACACTCCAGCAGCGGCTGGAACGGTACCTATGATCTTTGTAGCTTCAGCTAGCAATAAAACTAGAAGCAGCGGCACAGGAACAGCAGCAGGTACACTAAAGGCAAACGCAGGTCAACCATATTTAATCACTAGTCAGCGCGAGCTTGGTGAAACATTTGGTGATCCACTATTTTACAGCGACAACAACGGCAACATGATTCATGGTGGCGAACTTAACGAATACGGTTTACAAGCTGCGTATTCTGCACTAGGCGTAAGCAACCGTGCTTATGTTGTTCGTGCAGATTTAGACCTAGCAGAATTAGACGCAAGTGCAACTGCACCAGGTGGTGAGCCAGCAGACGGAGCATATTGGTTAGACACTAATGTTAGTAACTACGGTATCTTACAATGGAACGGTGCGGCAGTTACAGTAGTAGGCGGACAAAGCTTTACATCAAAAACACCAACAGTACTTACAGTCGTAACTGACTTAATTGGCAATGTAGCTGGCAACGCACCTAAAGCGTCAATTGGCGCAATCGGCGATTATGCTGTAGACGCGAACGATACAATGAATAGATTGTATTACAAAACTCCAGGTTTTGGCACCACTGAACAGCGAGTGACTAACACAGGCACTTGGGTAGAAGTTGGCAGCGATGCATGGAAATCAAGTTGGGCAGTAACACGCGGCACCGCTTCTAATCCTACAACAACTGCAAGTGATTCAATTAGCATTAACGGCACAACTGTTATAAATTCAGGCACTGACATTGCTGGTATGGTAACAGCTATTAACGGAAACGTTGACGGAGTAACCGCAGCACTAGTTGATGGATCAATTGAAATTTATGCAAATAGTTTAAGTGAATCAAACGGTTCAGTAGCAGACGGCAAAGTTACACTAGCAGAAGGAAACAATACGCTGTTAGCTGACTTAGGTCTAACAGCAGGCACATACAGCTCGCCTAGACTACAGCCAGCACCGCATACAAGTGTTCCAGAATTCAAGTCAGGCGACACAACACCTGCACCAAGCGGCAGTGTTTGGATTAAAACAACTACGCCAAACGGTGGCGCAAACATTAGTGTTAAAACTTACAGCACAGCTACACAGCTATGGTCAACAGTAACAGCGCCATTATATACTACCTCAGAAGGCGCAATATACGGTCTTGACAAAACAGGCGGCGGAACAAATCTTGCAGTTGGCGCTTTGTATATCAAAACTAACGTAGATGAGCTTGTTAATCCAATTGGTAATTACAAAGTTTATACTCGTGCAACCGCAGGAGCAACTAGCATTACTGGTACAGTAATTACTAGTATTGCAGCAGCTACGTATACATTTACCCTACAAGAAACTAGAGCAAATACAGCAGTTCTTCCAGCAGCAGTAACAGTAAGTGTTACTACAACTGGTGCAACTACAGATGCAGAATTAATTGCAGCAGCAATTAATGCAACGGGCATGACAAATGTTGTAGCACTAGTTGACTCACAAAATAGAGTTGTAATCCAGCACAAACTAGGTGGTGACATTAAGATTGTTGATACAGCCGGCGGACTAGCACTAGCAGGATTTAGTTCTGCTAATACTGCTAATCTTTATGCAGGTCCAAACGCAGTTGGTCTAGTTGCTTCGAATTGGATGCCATTGACTTACACAGCATCAGGCACAGAGCCACTAAACCTAACAGCACAGGGTGCACTATGGTACAGCTCAGTAGTTGATGAAGTTGATATTATGGTACATAGCGGAACAACTTGGGTTGGCCTAAATCATGCAAACAGTCCATACAGTGCAACCAACGCAGCTGGTCCAATTGTAAGTGCAACTGCTCCTACAACACAAAATGATGTTGCTAAAACTGCACTTGTAGAAGGTGATATTTGGGTTAGTACAGCAGACGTTGAAAACTATCCAGCTATTTACAGATATAATGCTACATTGTCAGAGTGGATTTTGCTTGATAAAGCAGACCAAACTACTGAAAACGGTGTACTATTTGCTGATGCACGCGATGGCGATACAGGCGGAACTGTTGATGATGTACCGAGTGCAACTATTGCAGAATTACTAGTTAGTGATTATTTAGACCCAGACGCACCAGATCCTGCATTATATCCAAAAGGTATGTTGCTATGGAACTTGCGCAGAAGCGGGTTTAATGTTAAGCGTTTTGAGCGTAACTACATTGACACAGCGGCACTAAATGGTCGTCAAGACGACGCATCAATGGCAGCGTACTACCCACACCGTTGGGTGACTGATTCAGGTAACCAAGCAGATGGTTCAGGTAGCTTTGGCCGTCATGCACAACGTAAGAGCGTTACACAAGCACTACAGGCACTGGTTAATGGCAATCAACTAATCCGTGACGAAGAGAGTCGCCAGTTTAACTTAATTGCAACACCAGGTTATCCAGAACTAATTGGCGAAATGATCACACTAAACTATGACAGACGCCTAACTGCATTTGTTGTTGGTGATACACCATTCCGTTTAACACCAGACGCAACTTCATTAAATGAATGGGCAACTAACGTTAAATTAGCACTAGAAGATAATGACGACGGTGCAGTAAGTTTTGACGAGTACATGGCTATGTATTATGGTTCAGGCTTCACAAGTGATAATGCAGGAAATAACATTGTTGTTCCACCAAGCCACATGGCACTGCGTACTATCATACTAAATGACCAAGTTGCTTTCCCCTGGTTTGCTCCAGCAGGAACACGACGCGGTGGTGTAAGCAACGCTACAAGTTCAGGGTATATTAATGCAGAAGGCGAATTTAAGTCAGTAGCACTAAACACTGGACAGCGTGATACTTTGTACTCAAATGCAATTAATCCAATTACGTTCCTAGCAGGAGCAGGACTTGTTGTATTTGGTCAAAAGACTCGTGCAAGAAATGCAAGTGCATTGGATCGTGTAAACGTAGCACGTTTAACTGTTTACTTGCGCGGACAGCTAGAGCTACTAGCAAAGCCATACTTGTTCGAACCAAATGATAAAATCACAAGAGATCAAATCAAAGCAGCAGCAGATGCACTATTACTAGAATTAGTAGCACTAAGAGCACTGTACGATTTTGTTGCAGTATGTGATGAATCAAACAACACACCTGCAAGAATTGATCGTAACGAACTGTACTTAGATATTGCTATTGAACCAGTAAAAGCAATTGAATTTATTTACATTCCATTGCGTTTGAAGAACACAGGCGAAATTGCAGCACTAGGTTAATATGCGCATATAATGAGTGAGGAAAGTTCCTCACTCATTTAAGCATAAATACTGTATAGGAGAATATAAATGCCAATTACAACATTACAAAATATCAGTGTACCTACAGAAGGTGCTGGAAGTAACTCATCATTATTGATGCCTAAACTACAGTATCGCTTTAGAGTATTACTAGATAATTTTGGTACAACTGGAGGTCCAGATGGTACTAGAGAAGTTTCAAGACAAGTAGTAGACGTAACTCGTCCAAACGTTAGTTTTGAACAAATGACAATTGAAGCTTACAACAGCAGAACATATCTTGCAGGTAAGCACACATGGGAACCAATTACGCTAACACTACGCGAAGATGCAAACAACAACGTACAAAAAGTTGTTGGACAGCAGCTACAAAAGCAGTTCGATTTCTTCGAGCAGTCAAGCGCAGTATCAAGTGGTACTTACAAGTTCCAAACTAGAATTGAAATTCTAGATGGCGGTAACGGTGCTAACGGAGCAAGCGTAATTGACCGTTTCCACTTAGTAGGCTGCTACATTGAATCAGCTAACTATAACACACTGGCATATGCTACAAACGAAGCAGTAACAACTTCACTTACTATTCGTTATGATAATGCAATACAGTTTGGTGCAGACGAGTCATTCGAAGGTATCGGCGAAGCAGTTGCAAGAGCAACAGCAGCAGCTATCGGCGGAACGACTGTTACTGGCTAATTTACTTAGTTAAGGTTGGTATCTTATATAGAAAACGAAGATTGTTAACGCAGTCTTCGTTTTTCTTTATACACGCAGATAATTCACAAGGATAAATATTAGTATGAGTTTAAAAGATGCATTCCTATTTAACCTAGAGTCTGAGACACACCTGCGCGATGCTCGTCACGCCCACCAAATCTACACTCAAAATAATTTTGCCTTTGCACCTAAAACAAAATATATGTATCATGTTAGGTTTGATCCTAACGAAGAAATAGGCAATAGTGCTACTTCAAACGTATTTAGATTTCAAAAAGAACTAGGCGTGCTTGTTAAAAGTGCAGATCTACCAAGTTTTAGAGCAAGTGTAGAAAATAAACAACAATACAATCGTAAAAAGAATGTACAAACTCGTGTTGATTATCAAGACTGTAGGATTACATTCCACGACGACAACACCGGCGTTACTAGGTCATTATTAGAAGAATACTATAGGTATTATTTTGAAGATGCTAATAAAGTTACTAATGGTGTAGATGGTGCATACGGTGCTAGAGACAAGTATTTTGCTAGAGTGCCTAATTATGGCATGAACAACGGTAAACGAAATCCGTTTTTTAAAAGCATCACTATATACCAATTAGCACGTAGAAATTGGGTAGCATATACATTAGTTAACCCGTTACTGACTGCATGGGATCACGGAAGTGTTGAATCAAGTGGTACTGATTTTAACGAAAATACAATGAGTGTTGCATATGAAGCAGTGCAGTATACTAGCGGAACAGTTGCAGGAGACACACCAGCAGGCTTTGCAGATCAATCAGTTGGGTATGATGTAACTCCTAGTCCGCTAGGATATCTTGACAATGCTATGATCCCGGGTAGTAGCGAAAAGGGACTATTACCTGCACTATTAGGATTAGGAACAAGTGCACTCTTAAATAAAGCCTTTGGAAATAGTAATAGTCCAAGTAAAAATATACTTAAACAGGTTGCAACAGGAGTAATAGGCGGATTAGTGACTAACGTATTATCTCAAAATAAATTACCAGTTCCTGATAGCCAAAACATACAAACACCAACTTCGTCACAATCAACCAATTCTAGGACATTAGACGCAAGTGTTGTTAATAGTTTATTGTCAGATCCTACTGTTGCAGCCCAAGTAAATCCTGCACTAGTTAATAGCGGAGCACTTCCTAATGTAAGTATTAACGCATACAACAGTGCAAGTGCTAGCCAAAAAACATCGTATGACGCACAAATACAAGGTGCTATTGCCGGCGGCAATCAAAAATTAACACAAGTTGCATCAAACGCTCTTAAAGATTTAGGATATTAAAATATGTCAAGAACCGTATCAGATAGTGGTAATAATCCACCAACAGAAATAACTACAGAATTTTTTAATAATTTTTATAATTTAGAAATAAGTTACAACCCTAGTGAAGTAGACGCAGTAATTGGGTATTTCCTTAAACGTGGTTTTGAAAAAGTAAGTGCAATTAACACTGCTAGTGTGCTACTACAACAGGCAAAAATTGACGATTTAAATGTACAACAACTACTAGATACACTAAAAGGCGTTACTGATGTTCAACTAAGTCTTATTGTTGCGCAAATACTTAACTTTAATAGATCGAAGACTAGTGTGTTAGGATTTAGAGACAATGTTGATCAAGAACTGTTTGAACAGCGAAATGTTGTAATCTAAAATGTCTAGATTTGCGCAAGGTAAATTTACACTTAAAAACCCAGAAAAATATATAGGTACAAAGACTCCTACATATCGTTCAGGTTGGGAATTTACTTTTATGAAATTTTGCGACGAACATCCTGCAATAACACAATGGGCAAGTGAAGCTGTGCGCATACCTTATCGCAATCCACTAACTGGCAAACAAACAATATATGTTCCTGACTTCTTTATTGCATATGCAGATAAAGGTACAAAACAGCGTGTAGAACTAATAGAAGTTAAACCTGCAAATCAAGCAATTAAAGAACGGTTAGGTCGTAGCAAACACAATCAAGCACATTGGATTGTTAATCAAGCTAAGTGGGAAGCTGCTAGAGCATGGTGCAAACAAAAAGGCATACTATTTAGAATTGTAACCGAAGATGATATATTTGCTGGGACAAAAGGTAATAGTAGAAGATAAATAATAGTAGCATATAATGGAAAGTTTAAATGACTAAAAAATTAGAAGATCTACTAAATTTGCCCGATTCAAAAGAAATCATACAAACTGCAAAATCTCAGGAGCAAGAACAGAAGAAATACGAAATAGAGCAAGCAGAAACTTTTCGTGACATAGAAGAGTTTGACAAGATTGCAAGTGCATTACCCGCAGTTAGAGGATTAGGCCAAAAAGCAGACGAAGAACTAGAAGAAATTGCAAGTAAAGCAATGACAGCATATGATGACTTAATGGATCTAGGTATGAATGTAGAATCACGTTATGCAAGTAGAGTATTTGAAGTTGCCGGTAGCATGCTTAAAACCAGTCTCGATGCTAAAGTTGCTAAAATGGATAAGAAGCTAAAGATGATTGACTTACAACTTAAAAAAGAAAAAATGGATAAAGACAATGGTCTTGGCGACGGCGGCATGATCAACGGCGCAGGATATGTAGTTACTGACAGGAACAGCCTCTTAGAGAAACTTAAAGGCATGGATAAAGATAAATAGTTTATAGAGGATTATTGCGCAATGAGATCATTTACAGAAATATTAACAGAATCTAAAAAGACCTATGAATTTAAAATAGGAGTTGCTGGCAGTTTGCCAGAAGGATTTACTGACACTATGGAAACATCACTTAAAAAGTTTAAAGTTTCTAATATGTCAAGTGGAAAGAAAACACCAATTCAAGAACGTCCTTTAGATTTCCCACAATTACAAAATATGGAAGTTACATATTTTGAAACAGAATTAGAATACCCAACTACTAGTCAAGTACTACAAGAGTACATTGGCAAGTGTTGCGGAATTGATCAAGCATATATTATTGTACGCAACGCAAATGATCCTAGAGAAGAATATCAAGAAATGGATGACAGCGCTCCGTATGAAGCAATGTTAACTACAGCAGATATGGGCGGCGAAAGTGCCCAAGACGCAGTTGCTGGAAATAGAGTAATGAGTC